ATGTCGGAGATTGCGGTCTGGTCGCGGCGCAGGTTGATCCACGCGCGCTGCTCGTCTTCTTGGGCGAAGCGTTCGCGTTGAGCGTCGCCAACGTAGTCTGCAAGGAAGAGGCGACCGGCCTTAACGGCGGCGAAGACGCGCGCCAGTTCGGGGAGAGCTTCGTAGGAATAGGACCAACGGACGCGGACCTTCACCGGCTCGGTGATCGTCCAAGTCAGGTTCGCCTTGTCCCAAAGGCACATTGTCTCGCGGGTCGGGTGACGCCGCTGCACGAGGTTTTGGCGCGGGTCCATCGGATTGACGGACATGGCCCCGGCCGGAATGGCGATGACGCCTTCGAAGTCGGGCGTGAGAACGTAGTTCTCGTCGGTATTGAACGAGAAGCCGTGCGAGCAGACCTCGCGGACGACGTTGGCCAGATGGCCACGAGCGATGTTTTGATCGCTGATCGTGCCGGAGAAGCTGTTGACTGGTGCTTGGCCGGTAGCGGCCAGCATGGAGTTCACGGCCTCAAGTTCCGTGAGCGGCGCAGCCATCATGGCGCGGCCTCCTTTCGGAACGAGGATGAAAAAAAGGGCCGCCCCCTTTCGGAGGGCGACCCTTTCATTGGTTCGGTGTGTGCATGACCGGGATTAGGTCGGGGCGCCGGTGCGGAGTTCGACCGCATCGGTGGCGCGCAGGACGTTCGTGCCGCTCATGTAGCGACCGACGATCAGGTGGCCTTGCTTGCTGATCTGCTCTTCGTGCTGGATCGACACGTCTTGCACCTGTGCGGTGACGAGAGCGTCCGGGGTCCAGACGACGCCGACAGTCTTCGAATAGTCGCCCTGATAGCGAGCCAGCACGCCGGGGGTGGCGGATTGGTTGACGCCGAACGGAGCGAGGTTCGACTTCATGATCTGAACGCCGTCGATGGTCGTCAGAGCCATGTTGCGAACGTCAGCCGAACCGCCGTTGTAGTCGCGGTTCAGGTTCTTGTCGGACTGCTTGAGGGCATACCATTGCGGAGTCGCGACCATGCCGTAGATCGGCTTGGTGTCCACATCGACGTTCTTCAGGTCCATGACCTTCTTCGCTTCCGAGAAAGCGTCGAACAGCTTCGTCACGTCCGTCAGGAGCGTGGAGCCGGTGACGTTGCCGCCGCCTTGGCCCAGCTTGCCCGCGTCGCGAGCGGCCTTGATGAGGGCGCGGATTGCGTTGGCGTCGAAGTGACGGGCGAGGAAGCCACCGATTTCGTCAGCGTAGGCCGAGCGAACTTCGTAGTGGTTCAGAGCTTCGTCGATGTCGGCGATGAAGACCGACGAGACGAGCTTGTCGTCCGGGGTCACGACGATCTCGTCGTGTGCGATCTGGTCGCCGGTGATCTCGACGCCGGGGGTGTGGTAGCCGCCGGTCGCCTGACCCATGACCGGGTAGCGATACGACTTGCCGCCGTTCAGATTCACGATGCGGTGCAGACCGCGCATGATCGTCTTGGCTTCGTAGGTGGAGAGGACTTCGCCCGCGAACAGGTCGAGGAAGAGGTCGAGATTGCCAGCGGCGCCGCCGGTCTTGAAACCGGGACGCGAGGGGATGGAGTTAGCCATTAGGCTCCTTGATTGAGAGAGAGTTTTTGGCTCCCGTCGATCAATCGGAGTCCGCTGGCGCATGAGGTTGTGCGGTCGAAACCGGCCTCTTCGCAGCCGGATGTTTCCGCTTTGATTTGGGAGAAAGAGTTAGGCCGGGCTTTCACCGGCCGCCCGCCCGAAGGCGGTCAGTTCCCTGTGTGCGCGGGGAACTGTGCGGCCCCGCCAAGCAAGTCCCGATAGGACGAGCGGGTGTGGTCTTACGGTTGGATTACAGCAGGGAACCCGCTGCGTTCGAACGCCACAGTTTCTGGGCCACGTCGTTTCGATACGCCGGGTCCGTCTTGTAGCGAGGGTCTTGGATAGCGGCTGTCATTTCCGCCTTGGAGCGGAAGACATCGCCAGATGCCGGGCTTGCTTCGGCCTCGATCAGAGAGCCTTCGGCAGGGCGCGCGGCGTTGAACTTCGACATCAGCCATTCGACACCCTGACGGGCGGTCGCTTGGCTTTCGACGAGAGTGTTGTAGCTGTCCTGTTCCGCAGGGGTCAGGCCGGTCTTGGCCCAATCAATCGCGGCGTTGAACTGATCCTCACCGCCAGCGGCGGCGTAGGCGTTCGAAAACTGCTCACGGGCGAGGGCTTCAAGCCCAGCCAGATAGTTGTCCACGATGCCTTGCGGGACGCCGAGATCGACAATCTTCTGGATGTCGTCGGCTCCGGGTTGGCCTCGCGATTCTTCATAGACCTTAGCGAAGCCTTCGAACGCCGATGTGATCGGGTTCGGTGCGTCTTCGGCCGAGGTCTCGCCTTCGGTCTGTTCGATCTTCAGGCTGTCGGTCTTGGCCGGGTCTTCGGCTTTCCCGCGCTGCTTGGCTTCAAGCTCGGCGTAGGATTTGGCCATGTCTTCCCAGCGGGCCTCGCCCTTGTCGGCGTCCCAGAATTTCTCGGGGACGTGTGCAGGGCGTTCAGGTTTCGAAGGGGTTTCCGGCTCGGCCTTGTTGAGCGATTGAGCGTAGGTGGCGGGGTCAACGCCCGCCGGGAAGGCCGAAGCCGGAAGGTTGGAATAGTCGTTCGGAGTTTCCGAAGCGGTCTCATTGACCGGGAGTTCGAGGCTCATTCAGTTCCTTGGTTAGGGTCTTGCGACGCGGCTTTCATCGCGGCGTCCATGAAGCCCGGTGCAGCGGCTTGAGTGGCTTGCGCCATCATCGCCTGTTGCTGCTCGGCTTCGATTTGTTCTGGTGATTTCAGAAGGCTTTGCAGGTCTGTCACGCCATGCTCGACGCCCAGCTTGTTCATCAGCGCGGTCGTATCGACCTTGGCGATGAACTCGGCTTGGCCCAGCAATCCCATGACATCCGAAGCCCACGTCCGAACGCGGTTCACTTCGGCTGCGGCACCCAGCGCGGCGAGGCCGGTGACGACCTTCGGCTTAATCCCAGCCGGTAGGCTCGGGATCAGCTTCTCGCGCTCTGCGATGTAGAGGTAGCGGGTCGCGACGGCGTATTGCAGTTCGGCCGACAGCACCGAGTAGGTGCCGCCCAGCGTGTTCTCCAATTCCTCTGACGACATCCGAATCTCTTCGGCCGTCACGCGCTCGGCGTTGCGGAACTGCTGGATCAGGAATGCCTTGGCGACGCGCGCTTCGATTGCGGACGCCAGACGCTCGGCGATCACAAAGTCTGCCTGTTTGTCGAGGCTCAAGACCGTGATGTCACCGGCGTCGCCGGTGTGGAAGGAGCCGCGCTCCGAACCCACAACCACATCGAGGTCGATGACCGAGTTGGGTTGGACGAAGAACTTAATGTCCGACGAGATCGCGGTGTAGGCGATCATCGACTCGTTCAGTTCCTCAAGGGCCAGAAGGTCGCCGATGTATTCTGTGACGTGCGAGCGACCGTAGTCGTTGGCCGGGATCGCCAGCCAGCGCAGAGCCAGCCAGCCCGACTTTTCAATCGGGGTCTCGCTCTCCGAACCGGGGACGCGCTTGCCGTTGATCTCTTGGTATTGGGCGTGGTTCTCGCCGCGCTTCTCGATGACCGTGTAGACATCGACCGTCTGGTCTTGCTTGTCCGGGTCGAGGGTCAGCCCGACAGCCGTCCGGGTCTCAACCGACAGGTTCGAGACGTGGATGCTTTCGCGAGCGATGATGAGGGTCGGGACGCCACGGCTATCGCGCTTCACCACATACTGGTCGAGGCGATAGATGCGCGGCGTATCCTTCAGCGGAATGTGCAGGAGGACATTGCCAGCGATCACGAGGTGGCGAAGCACTTCGGCCAACACAGCGCGGGCGCGGCGGTCATCCAGAAGGTTGTTCGCCGACTGTGCGAACTGCGCCAGTTGGACATCGACCGCGTTCTTTTCCTCGCCGGTGAACTGCGCCACGGCGGCGTCCACGTTCAGGCGGAAGAACCCGACGTTGGTCGGGAACAGCGTCATCAGGAGCCGAGCCGAAAGGCTGCGGACGCCATCGGCGCCGACGCTCTGATAGGGTTGGGTCGGGGTGTAGTGTTCGTTCTGACCCTCAAGTGGGATCAGACCGGGGATCGTCACGCGCGATGCGGTGCGAGCGTTCTCCAAGACGGTCGAACGGGATGCAGACAGCGCGCTGAAACGCGCTGCTGCGGTTTTCATGCGGGATTATTTCGCTTTCGAAAGGGCTTTGCGGGCGAGCGATCCGACTGTGCCGGGCAGCTTGGCCAAAAGAGTCATGCCGGGATCAACCGTGGGCGATCCGCCACCTGTCGAAGGCGCGGGGATGGTCGGCGAACGCGGCGTCGTCGGCGCGACCGACGCTGATCCCGATGCCCCACGGGGGATCGTCAGCGAGCGGACGCCGCCAGCACGGGCGCGTTCAATCGCGGGCAGACCGTCGAGGTAAGGGTTGGTGATGATGGCCGGTTCTTTGTCAGCCGGTGCGGCGACAACCTTCGGCTTTTTGACGAGGCACATGGTCAGACCTCCTTGCGTTTGAGGGAGGCTTCAAACTCCCGGCGCATCTGGAGGGCGACGGCGCGTTGGCCCGCCTTGAACATGATGGTGTCGAGGGTGTCGCCAGCCCGTGGCTCCTGCTCGGGGAACTTGAAGTCGAGGTATTCAAGGAACTCGGCGACGTTGGTGGGGAACGGTCGGGTCTGCGCGTAGGCAGAGGGCTTCGGTCGGCTCATGCGAGGCCCTTTCGAAATGAGGTTGGGGAGCGTTCGCGGTAAATACGCGATGTTGAAATGTGAGGGCCGTTGGGCCGAGAGGATCGAAGAACTGCTGGCAGCGAGTGACGCATCCAGAGGGTTTGCTACGCCACGGCCCCGTAAAGAGTTGGCCAAGGCGGAAGGCGCATGTCCTGTCTGCGGGACAGCGTTTCAGATCATCCGATCATCGAAGAAATTCTGCTCGCAGCTTTGTCGTGAAAAGGCTCGATACCGAGCGGTGCGAGCAGAGGTGAAGCCGACGCCCGTGCACTGCGGCCAATGTCAGGGGGCTATCACCGTCAACAAGGCGGGTCGTCCGCCGAAATATTGCGGGGCCACTTGCCGGGCAAAGGCGTGGAAAAAATCACGGGTCCGATAACCGTATCGTCGCC